CTTAGCTACACGCCCACCAAAAATATGCTCTATTGAAAGAACAGTCCAATATCCAGACATTCCATTTGGAAGGCCATCTAGATAAATAGGGTCATAGGGACGAAGAGTAGCGTGACCTACAATAATAACTTTTGCAGTATGTTGGTACCTGTTAGATTCATTATAAGATTGAGATATTTGTTTAGAGGTAGTTAAGTCAGTAATGACTTCATGCGGATGATGTTTTTTAAATATAGCTGTTTGTTTGCCATCAGATTTATTAGTTGAAAAATTAGCCATTAGATATCCTTTGTGCAAAATAAGGTTTATTTGGAATAACCACTCCAGAATTTCCTGCTGTAGGGGAAGGGTGAACGTGAGTAGTTTTAATAGCTGCTCCGGTATTTGTATTGCTTCCGCTTATAACTCTATCTAGACGTGCACCCTTTTCTGGTGCCTGGTCAGAAATCATTGGTTCAAAGGAAAGAATAGTGCCCGTCATACGAAGCATACCGGGAGTTACAGCGCTATTTTCATTATCAACATAGTTAAAATAAGGGGCTGAACTTTTTTTACTTTGATAAATTTTATTTTTAGATACAAACGTAATAGTTGTATTTTCTGCAAGCAAAGCAAAACCAGTTTGTTTAGCTAAACTTCTACATAGTTGCCAATCACTTTGGCCTGATTGAGAGATTTGAGAACGAACTCTTGGGTCTCTTTGAGTAACCGCTTGCATACTATGCTTTTTAACAATCTTAGAAATAACTTGATCTGCGGTAACATTTTTATACACTTTTTGATCAGTGTCTTTTAAAACCCATGATGCACCTACGCAGACAATGTCTGTATTTCCACCCTGAAAAGAATTATCTTGACGTACATGGTGAACATACCCATTCCAAGTAGACGTCAGTTTTCCAGACCTATACGTAAAGATAATCGGGTCTCCTGATATAATAGCATTTTTCTTAGTAGCAGGTTTTCCCTTATAATGTAAGATTAAACGATCATGTTCCTCAGGATTTTGGTAAAGTTCAGAACCAATTAAAATAAGTTCCATGTCAGGTGCTTTAGGAAATGACGCAATAAATTCACTATCTTTTGCATTAGAGTTCCATACAAAGTTTTTTTGGTCAGGTGTACGATCATCAGTTGCCATAAGGAACCCTCAAAACAGTGCCTGCTGGAATATCAAAAGGATCTTGAATTTCCGGATTAATCTCCATAATTTCCCACCAGTATTTTGCCCCTACACCAAAAACTTCAGAAAGTTTAGAAAGGCTATCTCCTTCTTTCCAAGTATAGGCGATGTAGTTAACTTTTTGGCTATCAGCAAAACGTCTAAAAACAGAAATTAAATACTCTCCTGTATATTTATCTGGGGTTTGAGTTAACGGCCCATCATAATATCGAGAAACTCTTTCTATCATTATGGTGCCTTTCCAGTACTACCTAGGTATTCTTTTATAGACTTTACAGAAGCTCCGGTTCCAAATGCAGCTGTTTCATTCCAAAGAGCTGGGTAACGAGCAAATGTAATACTAACTGTACTAAGCATAGGAACCATATTTAAATCAAACATTGCATGGTTTACATTAAAACTTGCAACAGAACCATAGTACCGCAAGTTCTCATTTAGTACTAGCCAACAAGGTACTCCGGTAGTATACCCAAAGTCTGATGTTACACCATCATAGTTTAATAACAAAGACTTTGATAATGGGTCACCATTTAGTACTCTATATAAAAACTCAATATCGTATTCAGTACCACGATTTAAAATACCAGCTTTTTCGTCTATTGTTAAATCTCTTCCGTAAATTTGACTTTCAGGTACTTTAGGATTTGGTAAACGCAAATACTGTAGGTCAGGAATGCGGTTAATGTACACTTCAAAAGAGACAGCAGAGTTACCACTTAATAATGTGGCAGGATCGCTTGCCCCTAAAGTCCAGTCTACAGAGTTATTAGATGATGTTTGGTACCCAAATGTAGTTGGATTATACATAAATCTAAATCCCCATTGATTAGATCCGCCCCCTTTAGCTGAAACCAAATCTTTTAGTTTATCTGGATTTTTATTTAAAGTTTCTGCGCTGTTTGCGTCTTGATAAATTCTACCACGTTCTTTATTTCTAAAAGAAACTGGTTCGTTATAGATGCTATTTGCTGTATGACCAGCCCGTTCACCATGAGAAATTCCTCTTGCATCACGATGGGTTGGGGGATTCCACCTAGTATCTCCTAAAGGAGGGGCTATTTCAGTAATATCTTTTAAACCATTACCACTAGTAGTAGTTGTTGTTTGATTACAAGCTGCATTTGTTTTAGCAGCAAGCATTTTACTAGTTACATTTCTTGCAGTCCAAGTAGTTAATTTTGCTTTTGTAGAGATATCGTCTGCACTAGGAGAAGAACTAGGCGCACATTTATCCCCATTTAAAGTACAAGTCCAGTGTTGGTCATAAGTTTTTGCAGTACGGTGAAGAACAAAATGCCAAAGATCAGTACATTTATCCCAAGCATAATCAGTTATATTTACTGCCGATGTTTTATCGTATAAAGTAACAGTGCCTTCATAATCTGGGGGTGTTATTACTGCTTTAATAGCTTCGAAAGGAAAAGTTGGATCTTTAACTACTGTAGTCCAAGTAATGCTAGGTTGTTTATTACTTGGGGTTCTCCAGTATATATTAGTAAGTGTTGTCCAGTTAGGGCTAGCAGTACTTTTCCATTGAACTTTTACTGTAGGAAGGGCAAATACATCTTTATTTGTAGCACCACTTTTACGGTTGAATCTAACTAAATTATGTGAGTTATCATTTACAACTTCCCCATTTGTAACATAAGTACTTGTAGTGCCTGTAGCAACAGTAACATTTGTAGTCAGTCCAGCTGTTAACCCATTGTTTACATTAGTAGATGAATTTTCAGATACTAGTATGCCTTTACCATCAAGCCCAGATACATTATTATTAATGGCCGTTTGCCATGCACTGAAAGTACTTATATTACTAAACCATATATCTATTAAATAATAAACATAGTACTTAGTATTTGTTCGGAGCTTAGCTTCAGAAATACGAGGTGTTTTCCCCAAAAGTTCAGCATTCACATTAGTAATTTTAGTGTTGTCAATTTGAAAGCGACGAACGTCTACATAGTAAGGCATTAGAGAGAACTTCCAATCTGCTTAAGAACATCATTATCTGTAAGCTTTTTACCAATTAATTTTACTAGACGATCTGCTTCTTGTACGCTGCCTTGAGCAATATTTACTTTCATCTGTAGATTAATAATAACATTCTTAGAGTTACCTGATGAACTAGCTACGCCAATGTTCATTGCTGCAGAAGGACCACCACGATCTTCATTAGAGCTTGCACTTAATGAAGAAACAACTCCTGAACTAGAAAGATGAGACACAGTTTTACCTTTAAAGTTACCTTTAATAGTAGCTTTTTTAGCTGCCCACATAGTCTGTGAAGTAATAGCTTTAGGTCCAGCTACTGCAGATGCAGTTACATTTGTGCTTGCAGGAGAGGCGGGTGCGCCGCTTAAGTATGCTGTTGGGTCTACACGGACACCTTTTTCGTTACTAATTTCAAAGTGAAGGTGTGGACCAGTAGAGTTACCTGCACCGGGTGCTCCAGCCTTACCGCCAGATTTACCAACTACTTGTCCAGGAGTAACTTTTTGTCCTCTAGAGACATTGATTTGAGACATGTGGCCATAAAGAGACCCTGTACCATCCTCGTGCTGTACTTTAATATAATTTCCATAGCCATTAGCATCACTGCCTATGGTAGTAATAGTACCGTTTGTAACAGCAGTCAAAGGAGTACCTACAGGGGTACCAAAATCAATGCCGTGGTGAGTTCGAGGAACTCTTGAATTACTAGAAGTTCTTGGCCCAAATGGAGAAGTTATATGGGCTGTTCTTGGAACAGGGCTAAAAAAAGACATTGCAGCGCTTCCGCCACCGCCGCCGATGCCAAAGTTACCGTGATCGTTTGGACCACCTGAACCAAAGAATCCACCAAGACCTCCAAGAACAGAACCAACTACGGTTCCTACACCAGGAAGAATCATAGTCCCAACAGCAGCGCCCGCACCAGCACCTGCAAGAGTACTGCCTGCACGTGTTACTGTTTTAGAGGTCCCAAGTTTTTTTCCAAGAGCTTTTCCACCCTTACCTGCGCCATAACCTACAACACCTCCAGCTAGGCCCGCCCCAAGTCCTGCCGCACCAGTTGCCAGTCCCGCAGATAGTCCTGCACCTTTACTAAGAAGTCCGGCAATACCTCCACCAGTACCAAGTAGCTTACTTAGTACTGCAAACTGTAAAAGAGATGAAGCAGCACCAGCAAGTGCACTGGTAAACGAAGCGATAACTCCGCCCATATTTCCTGCGTTAGGAAGAGTCTGTAAAATTCCTTTAAGAGTCATAAGCCCATCATTAACAGGACCAAGAGTATCTGCCATAACACTGTACGCATCATTTAAAGATGCAGTAGTACGAAGGGATACGTTATATCCGCCAACTAAACCTTGTTCAGTTGCCTCAAGTTTTCTATTCTCACTCGAGTTAAATCTAAAATTAGAACGAAGAGGGGAGCTTTGATCTACACCCATAGCGTTAAGGACTTTATTAGGATCCTTCATTTGAGAAGATGTAAGTGGCTTACCATTAGATGCACGTGCAAGAATACCTGATTGGATCATCTGCATTAGCTGAGCATCGCCACCAGTAATTTGTTGAATGGTTGCATAACCCTTACTTCCAGGGTTTAGTACAAGTGCTGCTTGTTGCTTAGTAATCTTTTGTCCACGATACAAGAAACTGTATACATCATTAATAATTGTATTAGGTGGCTTTAGATTTCCTTGACGATCACGAATCTGAATACCAGCACGTAAGAAATTCATACCATTCATAGCTGCTAGACTTCCGGCAGCTTGTTCATTGCTCATGCCAGACATGGCGCTTAATCCGCCAATTTGTCCCATAATGTTTTTAGAACTTAAGGAGCTAGCGGTATACCCACCTTGGTACATTAAATTCATTGCAGCCATGGTTGGGCCCATAGCACTTGTTGCTCCACCGCCTACTTGACGGTTAGCTTGCATGATTGCTTGGCGTGAAGACATGCCACTGAGCCCTGCGTAAGTATCCGCACCCAAACGCTGCTGTACTGCAGACATAGTATTAGGCGCAACTTTTGCATAGGTAGCTGCGCCAAATCCGGCCAAGGCAATACCCGTTACAACTTTTTCAGCACGGGTAAAGGAACCAAGACCAAGACGTCCAGCTCCTGGTCTATCAGAACCCATTTTGCCTGTAGCAGCTTCAGTCTCTTTTATGCTCTTAGACCAAGCATCGACCATTTCATCTACAAGTTTTTTAGCCTCTATAAAATACTTTATAAAGCCTTTAGGCATTCCTTCAAATTGAACGTCATTTCCCATAGAGGTGCCTAGGGTAGGCTCAGCATCAGAAGCGCTTTCCATATTTCCAAATGCAGCTGCCATTCACATCACCGCCTTATTCTAGCCGTAGCTCTATCTAACCAATTTATACGTTCTCTTACACTAAGATTACGCACTTCATGTAATGTCCACCCCGGATAATTTTGGACTAGTAAGTCCTGCATATCCATGAGTAGATCATAGTCAATCTCGTTAACGAAACAATTCCGCTAAAGTTAGCGGAAGCGGTACCTCCGTGCCGCAAGATTGACATGGGATTTTAATTTGACTGAGTTGTGGGCCTGGGTTGCGGTTTGTGATCTCCTGAAGAATATCTCTACGGTCTTTAAGACTCAGTTTTCTAACGTCATCCATGCCAATAACTGGCATTCCGTTGATCGATTCAATACAGTTTTTCAGAAGAATTGTATCCAATTCTGCTGAGGTTTTGTTGGTAGAAGTTACAATAGCTTTTTGAGTGCTTCCTGTAGGAAGAGCTACCACTACTTCTCCAACCTTACAATTAAGAGTAAAGTTATGATCCCCGTCAAGTTTCTTGAGCGGAACATCCTTAGACAAGTCTATTTCAAAGACCTGCTCTAGATTGCAACTAGGGCATTCTCCAGGACCTAATTTAACATCAGAACCAAAAGTAGCTTTTCTAATTGCCAGTAATAATAGCTCACGATCACCCGCATATAGGGCATCTAGCATCTCTTTGCTAGCTGGCTCGTCGCCAATTTTTACTGTTGCTCTTTCAAGAATTGTTAAAAGAGCCTTTCCCGGATCAGTAATCTTAGAGATAATCTCTTCATCTAATCCAGTTAATTCTCTAATCTCAGCTGTAGAAATAAAACCTTTATCTGGATCTAGTAATCCACCTAAAAGTTCTACATCTGTATCAGGCGGTGGCGTAGTGGTTACTTTAGAAGCACCACTAGCCACCACCGGATCAGAAGGTTTCATAGCTTTATCAGCTAACTGATTTGCTAATGCCGGATCGTTTGTCGCATTTATAACGGTATCTGTAGTCATTTTATTCACCTTTTGTTAGATTAAGAAATTTCTTTAGCTGAACCAATTGCTGTGTAGTCTTTTGCGTAGGCCACATCAAAACCTTCATGCACTAGAGACATTTCTTCCACCATAAGGGTGTTAGATCCTGCATCTAGGTTACTGTAAGATAGTGATGAGATCCATGCGTTGTATACCTTAAAGCGAAGTGAGGTGTGTTGCTCATAAGCAGTGCTTGCTTGAGATGTAGCACCGCCTGTACTTGCTTGAGGGTTTGGGTGGCTCAAAACTTGGATATCAATATCTGCACGGAATCCAGAACCTATACCTGTACTAAGTGTAGGAGTGATTACCGAAAATAGACGTTTCATCCATTTAGAATTTGAGTCTTGGCCCAACATTACGCCTTTAGAAAGAGTGATTGGGCTAAATGCTGATTGACCAGGTATCTGGTGAACGTTGGTATTATATCCACCTTCACGATAGGCAATAGGCTCAGTTGTTACGCTTAAGCCTGATAGAGAAACAAATCCCATTGTTACGGGTTTTGCTGCATCTGTCCATTCAGCTGTTGGTTTAAATGATACTAGGAATCTAAAATTACGGACTGGATCCGTCATTAAACTACTTAGTGGATTTTGAAATGCGTTAGCCATTTTTTATTTATCTCCTTTACGCTGTAGCGTTTCCGGTTAGTTGTCCAAGCTTAATGACAACGAACTCTGCTGGGTATTCAAGGGCAACACCAATTTCAATGTTAACTCTACCTGCTTGAATTTCTGTAAATGAATTATTAGTAGCATCACACAGCACATAGAACGCCTGAGTTGGATTTGTTCCACGTAAGCCGCCAGATTGCCAATAGGCACGAAGGAAGCTATTCAATGTTGTGTTGATTTGAGACCAAAGATTTGCATCATTGTTCTCAAAAAGAGCAAACGATGTTAGATCATTAATAGACTTTTCAATGTAAATCAAAGAACGTCGAAGATTGATATAACGATTGTTTGGGGTATTATCCATAGTACGGCCACCCATAATAACAATGCCTGCACCAGGAACCTGGCGAATAGGATTGATAGGGTCTATGCTTGTATTGATTGAATCAAGTTCAGCATTAGTAAATAGGCGTTCAGTAGATACTGCAAGAGCCATAACATTTTGTAGGCCTGCGGGAGTTTTAGCTGGACCACGGCTTGCATCAGTAGCAAGGTATTGCCCTACAACACCAGCACCTGGAGCCTGTAGACGAGTTACGCCAACGCTCTTAGTTGGATCTGGGATGTTATACCATGGAAAGTATGCCGCAGCAAGATTTCCTGTATTACTACCAGCAAAGATAGCCTGTGTAGCTGTAACTTGATCTTGTGCTGCAGAAACTGATAGTCCTGAAGGAGTATCAATAACAGCAAAACAATCATTGCGACCAGCAGCATAAATTACGGTATCACCGTGAATCTGTGCAGTTAATGTACTAGTTGCGGCGTATGGTGCATCAGCTGCGTACATAACCAATGGGTTAAGTACAGAATCAAATGTAGTCCATGCAGCTGAATAATCTGTACGGGCAGGGGTTCCACCATCAGCACCGCTAGCCATTGCTACTGGGGATGCAAGTACTCCAGGAGACTTAGTAGCATCAAAACCTGAACTAGGGATTGTAATCACAGAGTTAGGATTAGAGTTAATGATTGAACGTACAAAGTTTCGATCAGTAGATGACATGCTTAGGTCTGTATATGCTTCTATTAAACTAGTTACAGAGGATCCACTAGTTGTTGTTGTCTGGTATACCTCTAGGCCAAAACGGCTAGCGGCTCCTGCAGAAACAATTTTAATTGAGCAGTTATTAGCCCAAGTTCCTGCGTTAACTGCATTTACAGTAAACACTGGGTTAGATGCAACAACTACAGTGACAGTTGCTGTAGCTGTAGCACCAGTAACGGCAGTTCCTGTAGCTGCACTTGTAACAGTAAACTGTGAGCTTGAACGTGTAGCGATAGTTACACTTGTTAGGTTAAACGCTGATGTTGAAAGACCAGTAATAGATACAGTCTGTCCAACAGCAAATGTATTTGTAGCTGTGTATGTAACAGTTCCGCTTGCTGCAGATGCTGCAGTTACTGTAGCTGTAGTGGTTGTTGTAGTTCCAGTACCATCGTTAATAATTACTGAACCTGCAACAGATCCTGTACCAATAACGCGCTTTACATATAGACCACGGCCGCCATTAGCAAAAAAGTTATAGGCAGCCCAAGTGGTTGGGTATGAGTCGTTTAATCCACCAAAAGCTTTAACAAAATCTGTCCAAGTACTTACTAGTACAGGTGCAGCTGTATTGCCTTTAGGAAGAGCCCCAACAAATGCGCCAACAGCGTTTGCAGTATTTGCAGGCTGTACAGCTTGTTGCAGAGCTACTTCTTGGATATAGACTCCGGGACGGGCAAAATTTGCCATTCGGGGTTACTCCTTCGGTTAGGTTGTTTTCTTAGTGAGACGGTGTTGTTGACCAAATAGTAGTTGGTGAGGTAGTTTGATATCCTAGTGATGTATTTACATCCGTTACCTGATACACAGCGGTGAGTTGATCAACGAATAGTTCAGAGCTTATACGGATATTATAGACATTACTAAAGAGGCGTTTGCCACCTTCAGTAGTATCTCTTTTTGAGAATCCCAACACATCCAAACGACGGTTTGTTCCGTCTTGTGGAATGGGGAGTTGCCCAAATCTAAATGGTAGTCTACCAGGTGCAAACAAATTAGCCATAATCTGACGATCATGACGAGGTTGGCGGGACCATGTTGAGACTTGGTAGATTAAATCTACCGGGATAGGAAAGTCAATTGGTTGGTTAATAGAATCATCTTGGTTAAGATTAGGGATCATACCTTCCGGGGTATAGGTTAAGTTTACAACACCTCTGTGAGCACGTTCAGTATCTTCACGAACCCCTACTAGATCTAAGGTAATATATGGATAGATCTGTTGACGGAGATCTTTATCTGGCTGCCCATAATAGACAGCTACAGGGCGAGTAGCATTTCCGCTATCCGAAACTGTGATCCCTTGGAGCAAAGTCTTTAGAGCTTCATCCTCATTAATAATAAACGGCATTACATTACCCCCATCATATATGTTCTAATGGCTGGGGAAAGGTGAGTATCTTGAGTACCATACTCTAAAGTTTCTGCAGTCTTTTTATGTTTTGGGTGAGAAAAAGTTACGGTTCCGGTATGGTCAATAGTCATACCGTTTACGACTTCTTGAGGCCACCCAAATGATCTTGCATGGGTACGCAAATCTTCAGTGTCGTATTTTTTACTATAAGGCTCGGCAACCTGCTCTAATACAGAGTAGAGAAATTTCTTAACACTAGCCACGATTACGGAGCCAATTCGATAGCAAATACCCTGCAGCAAAACCAATAACGATTCTCTTACCACCGTTTTGGTCAAGGCTGGCTAAGCCACGAACAAACTCCTGTTTATCGGCATCAGTCTCTTCACGAGCAAGCCGATTAGCTAAATTAATCATCAATCCTCCATAGGAAGGCGCAGGGTGTTACGAGCAGGGTTCCGGATTACTCCGGCGTCAACAGCAATCATAAAGCAAAAGAGCCCCTTTCGGGGCTCTAAAGCTTACTTCTTTTTCTTAATCTTCTTGGCCAGAGCCTTGTCCATCTTCTCGTCTTCTTTACGAGTAGGGTGCTTCTTGTCCATCTTCTTATCCGCAGCCGCAAACTTCTTCTTTTGAGCTGGGGTCATGCCCTTCATTGTTTTAGCGTCTTGCTTCTTATCTGACATTGCCATTACTTTTTCTTCTTTCGTAGGGCCGCAAAATCAGAAGCTTCTAGCTTGCCGTCTTTATCCATATCAAGCTTCTTCTGCTTTGGGGACATTTTCTTTGTAGTCTTCTTAGCGCCCTTTTTGCAGGCACCCTTACAGTTCGGCTTTGAACAGCCGCATCCACATGACTTACACATTATTTCTTACCTTTCGTATGGGGGTTCTTCTTATGCCATTCTTTTGTTGCCTTGACGCCTTCTTTGACTGTCTTAGCCCCAGCTTTCTTAGTAAGGTTAATCTTATCCCATTTAGGGTCATTCTTCCCGGCATGGTCAACTATAACATCACCTTGCTTATTCTTCTTAACTACGTGGGTTTTGCCGCTAACCTTTAGTTTTGCCATCTTTTTTCTTCACTTTCTCAGGTAATTTCTTACCCTTAGGGGTCTTAGATTCAAACTCAGCAGCTAGCTTAGGATCTTTAGCATAAAGAGCCCTACGTTGAGCTTGTGATTTAAAAGGCATTTTATACCTGTGAGTACAGAACTGACACGGCGTTAGCCGCTGTTCCCGCTGAAGAAATAGCGTAGATGGCATCGCTTGCTCTTACCCATAGTTGGTAGGTTGCACCGGCGGCTATAACGTGGCCTTTATTTGCTCCACTTACAGTAACAGTGCTGTCCCCAACAAAAATAGATGCACTATCATTATTTTGAATAGAGATGGCTGTATATTCTGTAATGCTATTTAATGTTGTAAGTAGGGTGGCAGTAGTTGCCACTGTTTTATTTACATGTACGATTGCCATGGTTCTCCTTTATAGTGAAGTCTGATCAAAGGCAGTATAACCAGCATAGCGCTGGAACTGTGAGTCATTGATGAGTTCTTCGGCGTTTACTTGCTCACAGGATATCTGGAGTAAGTTGTACTTATCTTTAATTATACCGTGTGGTGAGACCTGTGTAGGTGAAAACACTTGATTTCTAAATACAATTCGATCACGTAAGTAAGCATCTGGATTGAGTTCTACGGTCGAAAGTTGTCGTTTATTGGTGGCATTTCCGCCATAAAAATTTAAATGGTTCTCAACAACGTCAATATTGATAGTAATTGTCAGGATATCTGTGTTATAGAAACCACGGTCACTCTGTACAGTAGCCCCCTGCTCTAGGTGGGCATTAACTACAGGGATGGTAAATGGGTTAAGCCACTTACGGCCTCCCCCAATAACTGAAGACCCCACATCATAGATTGGGTCTACAGCCGTGTTGACTGCATCAAAGATCCACCAGTCTATCTGAGTACCTACAGTTTGAACAAGTTCAACACTAGTTCCTGATACGCTAGAACCACGCTCATAGGCTATGCTAAATCTTCCCTCACGTTGATCTCCACGCATTTTACCACTTCCCTATCGGACATGAGGCTTTTTCTAGTTTTGTTTTTGCGGCCATAAAGCACCCGCACTTTTTGCATTGTTTAGTTAAAGATATTAATTCTGGGCATGCAAGGCAAATAGAGTATCTTTCTGTCGCTAACTGTTCTGACCCATAGTTTTCACTAGGATTTAACATATCCCAAGGTCTAGTATCCCCTAAGTTTTGTTTATACTTTTCCCAGGCAGATAATTCTTTTTTCATACAACTTCCTAACTAATTGGAGTTACAAATGTTGTGCCGTCCCAAAGATCATCAATTAATGGCATATCTAAACCAGTCATATCAATAATTATTGGGTTACTTTTTAATGCAGCATTAATCATCTCAGGCGCACCTAAATCTGATTTATCTATAAAATAAATTTGTCCTGCAAGTTCTTTTCCTATAAAAAGATTGTAAGTGTTAACATTATCTATAGGGCTATCATCTGTAATAACTACCTTAGGATTACTTTGCAAAATTGCTGTAGTTCTTTCAACAAGTTCATTACCCATTGATGGGTACCTATATTCACAAGCAAATTTTCCATTTACAACAAGGGCATACTTCCGTGTGCCGTATGGTCTTTCCATTTTATCTCCTTTTTCTTAGTATACCGTATTTTGAAATTTAGCAGAAGTAGAAGTTTACAAGTACGCATTGACATGAAGAATTATAACGATACTCATAGTATGTTGATTCAGCAAAATCGCAGTAAGATCCGCAATCGGCTCCTAGTGTACATGAAGGAGGAGGTGTGGTACAAGATTGAGTTTCTGTAGCCGTTGTTGTTGTGCTTGTAGTTGATGTGGTGCAATTAGTGTATGTAGTTGTTGTGGTTGTAGTTTCTTGACGAGTTCTAGATTGTGTACCACCAGAACATGCCCCATAAGATGACCACGCACCATATGTAGTGCTACTAGAGCTACTAGCAGTACAAGTTGGTGGTGGTGGTGCAACATATGGGTTAGGAGTTATAGAGCTTGAACTTGAACTATTTGCCGAAGTTCCTTTAGAATTGCCCACATTTATAATAAATGTATAGGCTTGGTTAGTAGCAAAACTTCCAGAAACAGAGACGGGAGAGTTTGCGCCTGAAAGACTTAAAGATATTGAGGGGGAAGAAGTAATGCCAAGGCTAGTTAATGAGGAACCACCGTTAGAGCCAGTAAACGGTAAAGATACCGTAGTGGTATTTGTAATAGATGGGGTTCCAATAGTAGGTACTTGAGGAATAGTAGCTGGAGTAATTGGCGTAGATGCCGCAGAAGATTCGCTAGTCCCGTATGCATTAGTTGCAGATACAGTATAGGTTCTAGAGACTCCAATATTGTCAGCAATAGTAATTGGAGAGGATGCACCAGTATTAGTATTTCCAGAAGAAGAAGTTACTGTATATCCTGTTATAGATGATCCACCTGCAGATCCTGCAGTAAACGCTACAGATACAGTTGCAGTACTTGCATAGGCTTGTCCATTAGCCACAGTAACACCCGTGATAGTTGGTGCACTAGGAGGTAAACCATAAGCTTTACGCCAAGTGCCAGATACTTTTATCCAACCTTCGGTAACGGTACGCCAAGAAGAAGTTCCACTTACTGTAGCTTTTACGTAAACATTCTTCGGGTTTTTCCAGGCGCCCGATACCCGAACTTTTGGCATTATACGTAAACTAACCAGACATCCCCATCAGCACCTTGTCCACTTGTTGGGGCTGATGTAGAGGTCCAAACATTACGGACTACACCTGATGATGTAGAAGCAGCTGATACAGTTCCATTACTTTGTGCAACATAGGCTGTTGAAGGTGTTGACCATGTAGCTGTTGTACCGTTACTTGTAAGTACTGTGCCGTTTGCGCCAATGCCAAGACGCGATACAGATCCTGTACCCGAACCAATAATAAGGTCTCCAAGAACAAGACTTGGAACTGCAGCTACTCCGGATATTAATCCAGATTCGATATTAGCAATACGGTCATATAGAGTTCCCCAGGTAGTTGCCCGAGAGAATGAGCCAGACCATGTAGAAGTTAGGGGGCTTTGTGATGTAGCAGCGCTACCAATTACTTCTTCAATCTTCCGAACTTCCTCTTGGAGGGAGTTAACATGGTCAGCAATGATGGTGCTGACAAGATCTTGTTTACTGATATAGTCTCTTACACTAGCAGGGTATACGGCTACCATGATGCTCCTTCTTTATATCTCCCGAGTATAGCAGGGTCTTTATGCCCTATCTAACCCAAACCATCCCTACATCTGCTGTAGGGCGCAAATTAGATTCTTTCCACCCGCCCGCAACCCAATCTTTAGAATGCTTACCAACCCACTTTTTAAGGCTTCCAATTGGGTACCAATTTGCAGGTTCTTGTAAATGGTGCTCAATAAACTGTGGGGCAAAATACTCATAGCCAAGTTCTTTTAAATACTTTATCTGTGCATCGTGCTCATCTAATGTTTCCTGGGTCCATTCAAATGTAAGCATACCCATTTTACGAGTCATGCCGCGCAGGACAACCCACTCGGCGCCTTCCACATCTATCTTAATAAGGTCAGGCTCACCATATATCTCAGCAAGCTTATCGAGGGTAATAGTTGTAGCCTTAATAGTTCTAAATGGTTTGCCGTTATACGGCATAGTCTCATCTGTTAACCAGGCTTTTTCTAGGGAAGAAAGCCCGTCTTCTTGAGCTTCATAGAACTCAACTATCTCATCTGAGGTATCTGAGACTGCTAATTTAAGTGGGATAACGTTTGGGTTGTATATAAAGTTTGATACTAACTCTTTGTATATTCTAGGTGCTGGCTCAAGGGCAATAACTTTATAGCCTTTTTCTACCCCAACAACTGTAGCGTCTCCTCTATTAGCCCCAATATCAAAGAATACGTTCAAGATTAGACTCCACAGCTTTACGGTAGTCCTCAGCTAAATCTTGAGATTGTAGTTCTTTAAGAAGTTTAACGGACTCTTCTTTACGACCAATCCACCAAGCACTTACCGCTTTTTCAAATTCAAGTACGTACTCTCCGTGATACCCGACGTCTGCAGGAAGTGCGCTCCATGTAGGAACAGAGAGTCCCATCTCAGCCCATGTGTAACACTCTTGCCAAGCACCTTGACGCTCATGGAACTGTGACATAAGGAAGTATGCTTCTGGACGTTCTGGCATGTGTGCCGCCGCTTGCAGAATGCAGTTACTAACTGTGTTAATCCTATCGTTCTGGTCTGCAAAACAACCAGCCATACGTAGCAATGAGTTGTAGACAATAACTGGATGTGTACCAACTCCATACTCTGCTGCTCGTAGGTAGAAAGAAACAGCAGATGCTGTTTGGTTAATACTTTGATATTCAACAGCGCATTTAAAATTTAACTCAGGATTAAATGGGTCTGTAGAAAGATCAATAACTAAATCTTCAATTTTCATATGAAAGTGCCTCTACAATCAAATCTTCTACAACCAGTTTGGGTGTACGTAAAATAAATGCCGCATTATCTTGAAACCCAAATGAGATAAGTAAATCACCATTATGAACGGCAACCCCTGCGCAGAACTCAATTCTTGCGTCTAAGAAAGAAAACTCTTTACTTAGCCCAACTAGGTTTAGTTGGTCATCCCACACGCATAGGCGGTGGCGGTAGATGCCATCCTTTTGCCCTAAGTAGTTTTTAAATAGATCAACCTCATGGGTAATACTGATATACATACTTCCCCACCGAACTATCTGTGAACTACCTCGTTGGTCTTTTAGTGGTTGTAGACCTTGGCGAACAGACACTTGCTCACACTTTGACTCACTAGGGTCTGCTTTAACAACCTCTACCGGAGATGTCCACTTAACAAAATGATATGGCTTATCTAATACAGGTACCCAGTTCTTTTCGCAATAAGAAGTGTCATCTCCCGGTGCGGGGATACGAGTCCTTTTTATTTCAGAAACAGCCCACTTAGATTTATCTATAGTAATTTCACTGTATTCCATACGGCCTTGGCCGGTAGTAGTTGTGTCTCTACGAACCCCAACAAGATAATACTTATCATCCCACTGCATAAGGCGAGCATCTTCTAGCCCAACAAACTCCCAGATAGGAGTATGAAGGTTGAGCATCTCTACTCTTGCGTAGTCAGTCATCTCTAGATCAGAGTTCAATCTACATAGATAGTTCTCAGTCACAAGGCGCTGATCTTTTTCTGGGTGCAGATAAGAGAGTGGCCCCCAACGGGCGGGAAATTTTTGAGTATTTTCAGAGTGATATAACGTGTAATTCACATGGCGCAAATTAACAAGAATATCTCCATCACTATCTATGAAGATAGATGGGTTCATTAAACCGGTGCCGGAAGTCAATCCCTGTTCAATAACTAGAGGGGCTAGCTTTCCGCCATTTTGTACTGCTTTTTGTACCAGATTCATAGCGGTTATTCTACCGCAGAAGTACCAGCTTCTTGAATAAGGGCAGCAATATCTTCCTCGCTAAGCCCTGCAGCAAGTAGTTTCTCTTTTGCTGATAGCTCAACTATTTCTGGGGCTGTAAATGTCCCAGTTTCCTCATCATAAGTCCAACCGATACTCGCAGGGTTTTCAGGCGTGTACTCAATCAAAGTGCAGTTTAATACTGCTTCTGTCTCTTCTTTATTATCTGCGACAATTACAGTTGAAACCATATTACCGTTCATCATTGCGTATGTTGCCATTGTTTTTCTCCTTAGTAGTATAAATAAATTATCCCTGCGCCACCTGCGCCACCAGCGCCTGCTCCCGCTCCACCGCCACCTCCGCCACCACCAAGGCCTCCAGTACCGCCCGTAGCAACTGAAGCAGCTCCACCATTAGATGCAGTACCTGCGCCGCCTCCACCGCCAGAACCAGTTGAGCCTGTACCAGAGGCTCCTGCGCCGCCAGTAGTTACTGTGTTAGTAGTAATATTATATCCATTTCCGCCAGCAAGAGAGACTGCAGTTCCTACAGAGGCACGCACACCCCCAGCCCCACCGCCAACTAAACCTGACCCACCATTAGTACCATTAGCGGTTGTGCCGCCTGAAATATTACTAGCCCCGCCTCCACCGCCAGATATGCCAGCGCCACCATGACCAGCACTACTAGTAACTCCTGAACCTGCTGCAACGCGACTTCCTCCGCCCCCTGCGGAATACCCAGTTCCACCAACAGCATTCGCAGCGCCACCGCTACCTCCAGGAGCCCCCGTATAACTGGTTGAGCCAGGGCCACTTCCTGTTTGAGAAAGCCCACTTGCTCCGCCAGCTGCGCCACCACTATTGCCAGTATTGCCGTTTGCACTAGTGCCGCTACCACCACCGCCACCTCCAGCAAAAACCATTCCGTAGGATGTATCGCCGCCAGTTCCGCCGAATCCAACAGAGGTTTGACCTGCACCGCCAGCACCTACAATGCATGTGTTAGTAGCGTAAGTCCAACCAACAGAAAAACCACCTGCCCCACCGCCTCCTCCACAGGTGGTGGTAGTTCTAGCCCCTCCTCCTCCTCCACCGCCAACACAAACTGCATAGACACGTTTAATGTTATTTGGAATAGATACTGAACCTGATGAGGTCAGCGTTTGTTGTAACTTTAAACCCAAAGGCACATCACTAAATGATGAATTATCATAGATAGATAAAGACATTTTTACTCCTTAGTAGTAAAGATAAATTACGCCGTTACCGCCACTGCCAGCGGTTCCTAATGTTGAAGCGGCTCCACCGCCACCTCCGCCGTTACCACCGTTACCACCATTGTTAGCAGAAGCATTAGAGCCAGCAGCAATATAACCACCGCCCCCACCTCCTCCACCAAAAGATGTACCTGTGCCAGTTGAGCCAGTGCCGCCAGCAAACAAGTCACCAGTTCCACCTGCGCCACCCGTACCAACTCCAGATGTTCCTG